TGGTTATACTGGACGTACGGGTCCTACTGGACCTACTGGACCTACTGGACCTGGTGTAACTGGTCCTACCGGTAAAAGTGGTCCTACTGGTTATACAGGTTATACCGGTTATACTGGTTATACTGGTTATACAGGTCCTATGGGTCCTACTGGTTATACAGGTTATACCGGTTATACTGGTTATACTGGTTATACAGGTCCTATGGGTCCTACTGGTTTTACAGGTTATACTGGTCCTACTGGTCCTACTGGTCCTACTGGTCCTACTGGTCCTACTGGTTATAATGGTACAACTGGACCTACAGGTCCCACTGGTCCCACTGGTCCCACTGGTCCTATCGGACCTACTGGCATTGGTGCCATTGGAAATACTGGATCTACTGGCGCAACTGGTCCTACTGGTCCTATTGGTCCTACTGGTCCTGGAAATACTGGTATTACTGGAGCTACTGGTCCTATGGGACCTACTGGGCCTACTGGTCCTACTGGTCCTACTGGTCCTGGAAATACTGGTATTACTGGAGCTACTGGTAAAACTGGTCCTACTGGTCCTACTGGTCCACAAGGAAATCAAGGAACACAAGGAAATCAAGGTCCACAAGGAAATCAAGGAAATCAAGGATATCAAGGAAATCAAGGAACACAAGGAAATCAAGGAAATCAAGGAACACAAGGAACACAAGGAAATATTGGTACAAATATTCTTTCAATACAATCAATAACAGGAGCTATTACTATATCAAATACTCAAACGGGTTATTACTATAAATGCAGTGGAACATCCACTTATACTATAACAATGCCTGCCACACCTGTAACTGGTTATTTTTGGTATTTTCTCAACAATAGTACTGCTACTAGTTTTACTATTTCGGCAAATGGTAAATCATTTTATGGTGCATCTACTGGAAGTACTTTTACTTTTACCGCCTCAAGTCGTAATTTAATTATCTATGATGGTACTAACTATGCGAATTTTTCAATCTAATTCAATATTTATCTTAGTTATATCCATATTTTCTGTTTCACAAATAGAAATATATTCATTCGTTTCATTTTCATTTTGATACCATTCTGGATGTGTTTCTTCCCATTGCATCAAATATTTTTTTTTTAATCCAGATGTTGTATCATTCAATATAGTAATTGCTTTTTTCGTATCCATTTCCCATTTATTTTGTTGTTTGATACATACTTGATGTTCAATACAATGAATTGGACGACGATATAGACCTATTTCTTTTAATTTATCTACAATCAATGGTACAATATTCGGAGTCCATAATTCTAATGTTTCCACAAAATCTTCCCAATTCATTGCATCTTTACATTGTTCCAAAAAAATAGTTATATGAATGGGTGTAGATAATTTATCCAATTGTTCTTGTTGACGTTTGATTTGTTCTTGCTGATCCATCACGATTTTACGTAAATCGTCATGACTTCTTAAATGTTTTTTTGTTTTGATATGTCGATTCCAATCTCCACGTTTTTCACATGAAAATCCACACGTATTACAATTCATTTTATATTCTAACAGAATAAGTTTTAAATTCATTTTGTATGCGTTCATAAATATCCTTTCGTTTACCTTCACACGATATCTCTAATCGTTTCGCTAATTTTTTCAATTCTTCTAATGAATAATGAGTCATTGCATACAATGACTTTTTATCCGGATAAACATGTACAAAATCTTCATACCATTCTTTTGCATCCTTTGCTTCTACCGGAATAGAATGATGTAAAATATAATCCGGTTCAGGATAATCATGGTAACATATACGACCATATATTGTCCAATACGGTGCATCTCCAATACGTTTTTTACATTCTTCCATAGTTGGATTTTTTAAAAAAGAAATATTTTCTTCCGACCATGTAAATACCGACATTATTATAATATTCAACTTGTCTTTAGGTCATAAAATATGCATCTTTTAAATCATGTTTCTCTTTTTCATCTATTTCAAGTTGTTTTTCTTGTAAATCTACATAGTCAATAAAATTATTTATTTTTTCAATAACTTCTTTTGATAAATGACTTAAATTGATAAAAATACCATTTTTATTTTCATCGTAAGAAATATTATGGTCTTTGATCAAAATACGTGCAAATTCAATATGGTAATTTTTTTGCATTTTTTCAATCTTATCTTTTATCATAGTTAGATCCATAATTTCTTTTCACAAAATGTATTTAATATAAAAATGGATTACATTTCACATAAAATTGATTTTATTTTTTTTTTATTTTTGTCAAATGGAGAAACGCGTCATTCAAAAAGCAAATGAAAATATGACTGCTTTCAAACAACATGTTTTAGAACAACTCAAACAAGATATTACATTAGAAGAAATTGTTCAAAAATTAGAAGTTTATGAACCAACTTTATTAGATCGTAGTGATTTTGTAAAACGTAATCGATTGAAAAATGCAATCCCAAATGAAGAACGATGTATCGCCAAAAGCGCAAAAAATGATCAATGCACACGACGTCGTAAAGAAGGTCATACTTGTTGTGGGACACATAGTAAAGGTGTCCCACATGGATTAATTCAAACAGATGAAGTGAAAACTACACAAAAAGAAATATGGGTTGAAGAAATACAAGGTATTTTATATTATTTAGATGATGACAAAAATGTATATCATACAGAAGAAGTTGAAAAAAAAATATTGAATCCATCCATTATTGCTACTTGGAGCAAAATAGGTACAGAATATACGCTTCATTGGAAATAAATATATTATGGTATTGAAATAAATTATATTGTCGTGACTGATATATTTTTAAAAAAATTGATGATCAATCATATTACTATTCCGGCCAAAAAAATACTAGAGCATATTTTTTTTACAAATCCATTAGCCAATTATATACAATGAATTGATTCAAAAATGTATGGAAAAAAAAGGTGTAGTACCTCCCGCCCCTCCGGCTATTTTTCATCCAATATTTTTTATTCGTCATCTGAATCCGCCCAATTGAATGCTTTTTTCGTCCATGTTTTTTCTACCTTGTCGACCTCCTCTTCACTGTCGTCCAGCCCTGCGAACATGTTTTTTGCCATTTTTACTTCAGTTTTGATCTGAACTTTGTCAGGCTTAGGCTTCACGATGTCGATGATGAGCCATGATCCTTCTTCAGCAGATTTTCGTACCTCTTCGCGCTGTTTCCGTTTCATCTCCTTGATCTCTTTCTCTCGAGGAGTAAGACGATCTTCTTGTCGTCCTTTGTAGGCAAGGGTCTTTGCACGAATGTGCGCACGGCGTTCCTCTTCAGTCCAACGTTTGAATGATTTCGACATGTTGTGTTTTTTGAATGTAAAATAAAAAAATCATTTCAATTTTTTTAAGATCCGTTGTAAAATAATACAAAGAAATCATTTACAAAACATGTATGAAATTTGAAGAAATAGAATATCATTCATTGACATATGGAAAAAAATATAAAATGAAATGGGAACACTACGATTATACAGGTACATTTCATCAACTCACAATACAATCGCCAAGCATATATGCAGATTTTATGAACGTTCATCATAAAAATACTATTTTACCCGTATTATATTTACGTGTTATTCCAGATATTCAAGTAAAATTATTTCAACCAATTTTTCAAAAAGAAATGATTCAATTTGCAATGGAACGACGTGCGGTCAATAAAATCATACAATCGATTTTGCATGATCCTTATTTTCAATGGTAAATTTTAATCTATACTTTTGATATGATTAAAGAATACGATAAACATTATTCAAAATTACTTCGTATTTTGAATCCATATGATAAAGTACCTTATAAACTAGATCCCACTATGCCTTCTACCGATGGTAAAGCTTATAAATTACATCCACATTATAGACATTTATATGATAAATTATTTATTCTTCAATCACAAGACATGATAGGTGGTGATTTATTAGAATTAAAAGAAAAAGAGATAACATATCCCATTTTCATTAAACCAAGATACGGTCATAAAACATCTTCTAGTAAAGATTGCTATAAAATTAATAAACAATCAGAACTAGAACCACACTTACGCAAAAAAAACATGATGTGGTCGGAATTCATTGATGCAACTGAAGGAATGACTGATTTTGTTCTTGTGAATGGTGAAATTGTCTATCAATTGACCTATATTTATTCAGATAAACAATATGGATTTGCAGACGTATGGAAATATATTTCTAGCGAATCTAAACCACCATCTGAAATCATAGAATGGGTTCAAAAACATTTACAAGGATACACGGGTCCTTTGAATGTACAATACAGAAATACTAAAATTATTGAAATTGGTTTACGTTTTGCTCGTCGTGGAATGTATATTGAGAGTACACAACACAAAGAACTGATACAATCTATCAATCATGTATGGAAACAAAAAACATGGAATCATCGTGAAGATATCGTAATTCAACCATTTTACAGTTTCAAATGCTGGTCTTCTATTCCCGTTGTATGTCTTTTACCTCACCATTTCATTCGTGGTCTTCTTTATTATTATAAAGCCATGGATTATTATGAATATTATTTTGAACCTACCGGTAAAAATAGTACCATTTTTTTTCAATTTTTACATCGTGATTTTGATACAGGTATGAAATTAAAATATACATTAGAACGTTTTTTATCAATTGTCAATATTGGTTTTATTTTGTGTGCAGTATTACTTGTTCTATGTACTATTTTGAATGTAAAATGTTCATGGTTATGGTGTACTTGGGTTGGTCTTTTCATGTTAAGTATGGTAAATTCATTGAATATTATTCATAAACAAATTACCCATCAAAGACAATTTTTTTAGTTTGTCAATAAAATAAATAAATCTGATGGTGCCTTTTCTTTCAAATAATGTAAAAATTTTTTATCATTTTTTAAATACATTTTATAAAATAACAAATTTTTCATAGTTTGAGATATTTTATGTTCATCTTTATGATTTAAAATTACTTTTTTGCAACAATAATAACCAGAAGCAAGATCTTTTGCATAATATGCACATATTGAATTCAAATATTCAATTTCATAATCATAACAATAATTACGAATAAATAATTTATTTTGTAAATCGTGTTTATACTCTCTCCAATGATGAAACATTGCATTCACTAATACGTGAGAATCTCTTTTTTTTAATTCTTCCATCAACATGACAATACCTTCAATTCTCTCTGTATCATATTGACAAGATTTTGACCAATAATGTTGCATGTTCATAAAATCATTCTTACGACGATATAATTCACCCAACTGAATACAAGAATAATAACGTTCTTGATCCCATCCATTCGTAGATTCACATTTTTTGTACCATTCGATGGCTTCGTCTACTTTTTCTGCATCCATGTAACTTTGACCACAATAAAAAGAATATCTTGATTTTAAATCCAAACGTGGTTCGATTTCAAATGCTTCTTTCAATATAATCGCATCTTTTAAATATTTATTTGGATCTTTACTTCGATCGCCCGTTCTTCCTGATACTACATAATAAGGTCCTTGTAATGAAACAGATGTTCTTGGTTCACTTGAATCTAGGTATTCGTGAAGTACACCCGTAAAAAACCATTTTTTACGATTGGTTATCAATAAAGGACGTTCGTAAGAAAATTCTTTTCCAAATCGAAACATATATTTGTCCTCTTTCAATTTTGGAAAAGATAAATTACCTTCTATAGAATCATCCGCATCAAATATAAATAAATAATCTGTTTTTTGATATGCACACTCTAATGCTTTCGTACGATTATATGCAAAATCTTTCCATTCATGTTCTACTAATTCACCTTTTATATTTTTTTTATCAAAAAAAGCTTGTATTATAGCCTTTGTTTCATCTGTAGATCCTGTATCTGAAATCACCCAATAAGAAATAGGTACATGTTGACATATATTTTCTAATGTTTTTTCAATAATATGAGCTTCATTTTTAACAATCATATTCAAACAAATAGACATAATAACTATTTTTAGGTATTATTTAAATTCATTTACATAAAGAAACGTTGGATATACATATTCTGCATGATTGATACCTGAATTATGAACACAAAAATGTTTACCCTTATGATTTGTAAACAACCATGCATTTTCTTCCGTTGAATAAGGTAATGTCTTCAAATAAGAACTTTTAGACCACCACATATCCACATAAGTATCAGATAAGTTACAACCCACAGTATCATTTTCATCCAATGCTTTCATACAATCTTCTATTCTTTCTACCAAAAAATATAATATCATATTTTGTAAATCTTTCATTTTGTTATCTTTCACATCTCTTGTCTTTACATACAATACTTCACAATCATTGTACTCTGCATAAGTTCGAATAAAATTCAATACTTCCATACTATCGTAAGGATTCGACTCACAAATTGTTACCTGTTCATCTTCTATGATAATTGGTTCATGATGAAAAAGGAAGATATGATCGACTTTATCTTTTACTTTTTCAATGATAACATCAGGTGAATGATTGCTTTGAATCACACAAATTTTTCTGTAATCTTTTACTATTTTTGTTCTTTTATGTTTTTGTATTTCTGTAAACAAACTTGGAAAAAAATACATCCGGTTTAAAATGTCATTTTTTACTTTTTTGATATAGGGTAAACGTTGAGAATACCAATCTTCCTCGATTGCTTTCTTCACAATTTGATAAGAAATTTCTGGATCTTTGTCTAACAATACAATCGCTCTTGTATCAATATGATCTCCAACATTTGGACAACCATAATAAAAACAAAGAGATTCACACAAAATAGGTTCCCATAATTTTTCTGTAATATAATCTGGCTCAAAATTATTTTCCATCATGAAATAATATTTGTAAGGCAATATACCTTTACTTTTTTCATTTGAATCCAAACTAGTTTTATATTGTTTAAAGCCTTGATTGTTGTCTTTGCCATAAATGTCTATCATTAACCCTTTTGATTCAAAATATTTTAATGTATCAATACGTAAACGATGACCTTCATCTTGATATTTTGAACTACAAATAGTAGACAATTCTTTTGTTTTTTCAATTGTCATACTCATCCATTCTTTGTATGTTTGTTCTAATTGCCATTGAATTGTATTCACATGAGAAGTTTTTCTACCTCGAAAATGTAAACAAGTTGGTTGAACCCATTCACCCCATGTTTTTACTCCCCATGGATCTGGTGAATATACCCAAGGCTCCATTTGAAATACAAACGTTTTGTTTGGATCATAATGTTCCGTAGTTGAATTGATCACTACATAATAGTCACAATCCCCTGACCAAACCATTTGTATTTGTTTCCATCTATATTCGTTTTCTGCCATGTTTGACCATTGTTTACATAATTCTTCCGAAGAGCACCAATTACATAACATTTTTACGCGTATATTTTTATGTAAATCATAATATTTTTTTTTAATGTAAATACCGTCTGAAAAGTTGAAATACATAGATGATTTTAAATCATTTACATTTACCTTTGATTTTAAATATCCCAAACTATTAATTGCAACAACAGAAACATCTTTTTTGAATTTTTCTAATATATCCGAAATCGGTGAAGAATCACGAGATATGTCATCGTTGACGGAATCAACACCTTTTATGAATATGTAATCATTGTACAAAGGTACACTATCATACTTACCTTGAATATCTGAATCAATAATGTAATATTCATTCCATTCGCTACAAACCACCTGAGGTGTACATTCCATAGATGAAATAGGTGATATTTTCATTACATAATCAATACCGTGTTTGATTCCATTTTTTTCAATGTAAGTTACTAGTTTTTGTGCACCTATTTTGTTAATGGAATAAGCAAATGTACCACCTACAAATACATTTTTTCTCAATGGTTGAAATGAAATTGGATCAGACAAAGGTAAATTTTCTTTGTCTTTTTTATACATGTGATATCCTAAAAAACATACATCAAATGTTTTTATAGTGGATTCTATACTTGCCAATTTAGAACTAAAATCATTTACTGTAATGTCATCTTCTAAAATTAAATAATAATCGATATTGTCTTTCAATAATTGTTTCCATAAATAATAATGACTCAAAGCACAACCCATTACACCTTTTCGACTATCAAAATCATTACCAATGAATAAATTCGTTAATTCCGGTGTCATTTCAAGAGACAACCCATCTACGGCTTTGAAATATTCATATGGTATTCCTTTCAATTGTGTTTCCACATTTTTTTTTCGATCTGTTCTACGTTCCAAATTTACAACACGAATAGAACTTGTAAATTGATTACAATCATTCAATTTGTATGCGTTCATAGATTCTTTATCTTTGGTTAACTTTCCAATATGTTGGCATGTTAATTCATTAAAAAAACCAGTTTTGTATCCAGCATTTGTCCAACGATTCGCATAATCCATCTCAAAAAATGTATTGGGTGAATCAAAATTACCTAGTTTCAAAATAGCATCTACTTTCACTAATCCTGGACGGAAACTAAAATGTGGCCAATAATGACAATTTTGATAGGGAACATGATTCGTATGATGATGATGTATACAGAATTCATCGGTTACTGGTATGTGACCTTCAATTCTATAATCTCGAATCGTTTCTCCGTAATTACGATTGTATACTAATTGTTGTACACCTAATACTTCTAACCCACGAATCGCATCGGATACGTAGGATCTTTCTACATGAAATACAAAATCATCTTCCACGTGAATCCAATAGGTTGGTTTAACTTCATTCAAACGATCCCATATAAGATTCATACTGGTTCGATGACCCTTTTCGGAGGGACCTTTCATATAGTATTCAATCCAAGAATAGTTTTTCATTTTTTCACGATCTTCTTCTGATGAATTATCATCTACACAAAACCATGCATCTACTTGATCTATATCCATCCATGTGTGAAGAATCGATTGGATGGTTTGTTCAAATAAATCAAACCGTTTGCATGTTGTCATAGTAAGTAATACTTTTATTGTGTCACGTTTAGGTAATTGATAGTCTTTCTGTTTCCACCCTCTTTGTTGAAAGGCAATATTCCATAATTCATAAGCATTTTTGTCTAAATGGTTATGTAAAAAAGATAACATAAACTATGTAGAAAAGTAGTCTTTAAATATGTCGTATTATCAAATCAAAAATTAGTTGTGTTACAAATATTTTAAAAATTGTATCTTTTTTTTCATTCGGCATATAACGATGAAATACATATTCGTAATCTGATACAAATGTACAATATGTATTTGTTTCATCCATCGTATAATTCAATAATAAAGGTTTACATCTAATTTCATGACCATATATTGGCAAAGTTGGTAAAAAGGGTGTATCAATTTCATAATTCACTTTTTTTGACCACATAATTTTTGCATTGCAGTCATCTTGTATATGAATGACACCTTGATGAGTACGTTTTAATTGAAACAAACTATATTCTTGCATAGGTGAAACCGTTACTCGATTGTATTGAATATTCAACATGGTAGAATAAGGAATGTTCGGATTTGTAGTATAAACCAGACACCATACACCACAATACTTTAATGGAAACATTTTATGATCATTCAATAAATAAATTCAATTTTCTTTTTAAAATTGAATTGTTTCATTATATCTTGTAAAATGCTCCAAGAAATACCCATTTCAAGTTTACAAAAAGAACGTCGTTATTTTGTGAAAGAAGGAAATCGTTTTTATTTTGGTACTGTATCATCCATTGGAGAGTTTGTAGAATTTTCACAAGCTAGAGAAATTGGAAAAAAAAATGTCTACAGAATGTATTTCAATACACAACGTTATTTTCAATATAATTTTTACAGATATGTACCCATGGTACGTTATTCTATGGAACAAAAATATCTCAATAAAATTTTACAAACAATTACAGGTGACGATACATTCTTTTATTCTATTATGCCTTTATAAAAAATTGAAAAATATTTTCTTTTCATAATGAAAATGTTCATCCATATTTGCAAATATTCCAGAGATGATAATATCTATATGTTAAAAAAATTATATGAAACACATCCGTCTAGTTTTTTCATTATCGATGAAAATACACACGAAAATGCATTGTTTGGTGCAGGGCCAAAAGCAACTTTGTATCTGTTAAATATAGGCGTGTCTCTTTTCCAAAAAAATTACAATAATGAAACACCGATTGATTATGCAAAGTATAATATAGAAACATTACGTATATTTGCGGATTATGAAAAAGAGCATCCACCTTCTTATACACCTACTGCACAAGATTTACTTCTTGCACATGAAAATATAGATCCAATTGATAAGTACCAACAACAGATAGAACGTATTGGTAAAAAGTTGGATAATTTTATTATTAAAACACAATTTTTATCAAATAAAATAAATGAATTGACTTTAAAAATAAATAATTTTTGAGTTGCTCTTTTTTGTTAGTCAGTGACAAAATAAAATAAAACATTATTGTATATACATTGGTTATCATAATAAAAATATTTTTATTTTTTTGTTCCTATTTTTTTGTTTCCAAAATGGAAACAACAATTGACACCATAAATTTAGACATAAAGTAATAGTTTGTTATGCAGAATGGTTATAAAATTAATTATTTATCTTCAAAAAAAAAGGAGCAAAAAAGAGCAAGGGTCTATGGAAACGGACTTTTTGAAAAAAAATAAAAAATAAATGTTTCACTTTTTTTTCATAAAAAACGTGTAAAAAAAGAAATTTAGGAAAATAAAAACAATGAAATGTTTATGTATTTTACACCAGTTTTATCTATCGATCTTAAAAAAGGACCTTATTTTATTGTAGAAAATCATTATTGGTGTAATGATATAAAAATGTATTATTTTGCAGAAATAACACCACCACATACACCACGATATACAACTTTATCAAATGTATATGAATACAATGGTACATTTACAAAAATACCAAATAAAATACAATTAGAAAGTGCATCACTTAGTTTTTTTAAAATGGTACCTGTTGTTTTACCAAAATTAAGACAGCGTATGTTAAACCAAATACTTCAAAAAATAACTGGAGACAATACATTTACTTATTCTATTTTTGAACATGATGATTATCATTATTTTTTACATGAAAACAATCTGATAAATAATTTATTTCCAATCAAACTTGTAAAATAAGTGTTGCTCTTTTTTTAAATCAGTAACAAAAAAATAAGTTATATAATAAAAATCCACATGAATTTTAATGTGACATTATAAAAATACTCAAAAATAAAAATATTTTTTGTTTCCAAAATGGAAACAACAATTGACACCATATTTTTAGACATACGTTAATAGTTTGTTATGCAGAATGGTTATAAAATTAATTATTTATCTTCAAAAAAAAAGGAGCAAAAAAGAGCAAGGGTCTATGGAAACGGACTTTTTGAAAAAAATAAAAAATAAATGTTTCATTTTTTTCAGTAAAAAATACGTTTTAATGAAAAAAAATAAATAAATAAAAAAAATATGTTTTATTCACAAGAAAATCAAGATAAATATTTAGAAGAAAATATATTCAAAGGATATAAAAATGGTTTTTTTGTAGATGTGGGTGCTTATGATGGAAAACATATCAATAATACACTTTATTTTGAAAATACAAATCAATGGAAAGGTATAAATATTGAACCAAATAAAAAAGTATATGATATATTGGAAAAAAATAGACCAAATAATATTAATTTGAATTGTGCTGTTTGTAATTATGATGGAGAAACAGAATTTTTATTAAACAATGGTTATACAGAAATGATTTCTGGTATCAAACATTATTTTGATAGCAGACATTTTACAAGATTAATGTATGAAAATGATAAAACGGGATCGACAACAGAATTGACAAAAGTAAATACAAAAAGATTAGAAACTATATTTGACGAATATAATGTATCCCATATAAATTATTTGTCTATTGATGTAGAAGGTGCCGAATTTGAAGTTATCAAATCTATTAATTTTGAAAAGGTATTTATAGATGTTATTGCATTTGAAAATAATTTTGATGATGCAAGTATTCCCATTATAAATTATTTAGAAAGTCAAAAATTTGTAATGATTCATAAATGTATTGATGTTTTTATGATACACAAAGATTCTATTTTTTATCATTTTATGAAGCATGCTTAGGAACAAGAACCATTAACATAGATTCGTCAATGGCTTGAACATCTGATATTTTTGTATACATGTCTGTTTCTTGTTGACTCAAATACCATGTAGGATGTTCTTTTTCCCAATTTTGTAATGTTTTATGTTGTGATTGATGTATGTGATCATTTAGTACTGTAATCGCTTTTTGTATACTAGGTGGATCATGATTCCATTGGTTTTGTTGTTTGATGTATAACATTTGTGTAGGTAATACATGAACTGGTCTCTTGTATCCTAATTGTTTTAATTGTTGTTGAATAGTATCAATAACTGTTTGATTTTCTGACAATTCAAGTTGTTGTATAAAATCAGACCAATTAAGTGCTTCTTTACATGTTTCATTCAAAAAAATAGAAATATGAATAGAAGGGGACATTTTTTGTAATTCTTTGACTTGATCTTGTACTTGTGTTTGTTTTTGAAGTAATGTTTGAATCATTTCGTGTTGGGATTCTAACAAAGGTAGTAAACATTGTGTAGAATGTTTCCAAAACCCTCCACGTGATTCATACTGTTTACCACAACGGCATTGTTTTTTTTCTTTATGTTTTTTTGTTAACAAATGTCTTTCATAATTACCTTTTTTCATGGTATTGAATTGACACAAAGTACATGTGTATGTTTCCATGCTGGATGTATTCATAATATATCTAAATAGTTTACGCGCATTGTGAATAACTTTTCATTTCCATAATATCAGAAGAAAACAAAAGATTCAATTGTGTTTTTAGTGTATATCGTTTATCATTCGTTATGTAAACAGAACGTGCTAATTCAATGAATTCAATATCAAATTCTTTTTTGGATTCTTTCAAACGTATCGCATCTTCAATTTCCCATAATTCTTCATTGATTTTTTTCAATGCAGAATAATCTATAGGGTAATGTTTTATCCATTCTTCTAAATAATTTAATTCTTTTTCTACAAATATAAGTTTATCATTTGTTAATTTTTCTTTTTTAATTTGTAAAATAGTATATTTATCATACAATTCACCAATCGATATGGGAATATATACGCTCATACCATACTAGATAACAAGTGTTTAACTTCTGGCATAATATATTTCAACTCTTTGTTTTCTTCCATTTTTAAAATAGTAACGGAATCATACCATGTAGTGTACCATCTCCAATCATGAATAAAACCTAACAATAATATTGTTTTTATATTCAATGCACCTGCCAAATGAGCAAGTGAACTATCTACTGTAACAAGGACGTCTATATTTTTTAAAATAGCAATTGTATCTACAAATGGTTCTTTGTCAATATCAAATCTTAATAAATTTTCTTGAAACGTGTGGTTTATATCATCTTTTATTTCATCTAATCGATGAAGACACACCAAAGTTCCTAACTTGGTCAAGGGTTCAAAATCATCTAAAGGTATTGATTTTTCTACATATGATTTCAACAACCCTTTGTAAAAAATTCCGATTTTAAAAGAATCGGGTAAAATCTGTTTCCATTCTTGTATTTTTGCTTGATTGATACGTATGTAATTTTCTTTATTTGGTGTAATTGTAACTATTTTCAAATAATAGGGTAAAGACATGATGAATACTTTGCATGAATACGTATCACACATATTGTAAATAATACGAATATTACCATGTGGCTCAAATACATTTATTAACAAATCACGACATAAATAACTGATAAGCATATTTGGATACAATTTTGATAATTGTATCAAGAAACGATAATATAATATATTATCACCGATACCTTGTTCATAGACAACCAATAAATGTGGGCATTCTTTACCATCCCAATCGGGTAGATTGATTTCTAATCTTTTTTTTTGTCCGTCTTCTGCCATATTCTCGCATAGACGTTTTTCATACAAAGTAAAACCGTTATGATAATCTTTGTTTGCTAAATAAGAATATGAACTAGTATATAGTACGTGAGGGGAGGAATAAGACAATTTGTAATAATCGATAGATGCATCCATTTTTTTTAAACAATACATCAAAAATCCTAATTTACTTGGTGCTTCACCTTTAGGATTTAATTTCAAAGAAATTAATAAATTGATTTCACACAACTTGTATTCTTTTTTATGAAAATGACAAGTTGAAATATTATCGTATACAATCGATACATGAGGATTTATATTTAAAATTTTTTTAAAATAACCGATTGCTTTGTCATAATTGCCACGATTTAGATGGATGGTACCTAAATCATTCAAACAACTTGCAATGATATATGGATCTTTTGTTTTTTTAATTTTTTTTTCATAAAATGAAATACTTTGCATCAAATATAAGAGTTGTGATATATTTATATTGTTTCATTCAATTCATTCTTCGTCGTCGAGTACCTCCAAAAAAAAACCATCGTTTAGACCTCTTTTTTTTTGTAATTTCAAAAAGAAGATTTGCCATGGTAATTTCTTTTCCTTTATGAATCAGCACAGGCCCATGATGTAGTTTTTCACATTGTTGGAATGCACCATTCCAGATATGAAAATTGGAAGAAATGACGTAATGTTTATTTTCAAAATCGGTTACATCTTGTGAACAAAGACAAGGTGGAAATCCAAATTGTTCGGAAGTAATATCGATATAATATTTTTCTTTGCTATCATATGCCCATACATGATTTATTTTTTTAGAATGATAAGTAACTTCTCCAGCAATAATTTCAATATGTGGAACGATTTGAATAAGTAAACAGGTTGCAAGATCACACATCGCTTCTAAAGAGCTGTTATATTGTAATAACACTTCGCGTATTTTGTCAACAGTGACTTTATATTTATACATGTAACTTACTTAAACATTATATTATATTTTGTACTCATGTACTATGTCTTGTTTCTTATGATAGATGACAAACTTCGTGAATTATATCAATCCAAAATAACAAAACACAATGAAAAACAAGATATATACGCAGATTCGGGTTTTGATTTAGCAAGTCCAATTTCCATTTCAGTAGAAGAAGGATTATTTTTTATAGATTTTAAAGTAAAAGGTGCCATGTACAAAAGTGATGAACCTATTGATATAACAAACATAGACATTAGCAAATATACACCTTCTGCATATTATTTATATCCACGATCAAGTATATCAAAAACTTCATTTCGATTAGCAAATAGTGTGGGTATTATTGACAGAGGATATCGTGGAAATCTAGGTGCTTATTTTGATTGTAAAGATGGAATGGTAGAAATGGGAGAACGTTTAGTTCAATTGTGTTCACCTACTTTAGATCCATTTTATGTAATATCTACGGATTCTTTATCATTTACGGAACGTGGTACAAATGGATTTGGATCTACTGGCAAAAAGTAACATGATAATATATGAAAAAATTTATTATTCCAATAAAAAAAAAAAAAATAATTTCACCAGTCATTCCACTTCATGTATACATGACTTGGAAAACATCAGACATGCCACCATTGATGAAAGCAAATTATATTCGTTTATGTAAACAAAATCCAGAATTTACGTTTCATTTTTATGATGATGAAGCATGTCGTGATTTCATAGTGAAAAATTTTCCAGTAGAAGTTCTAGAAGCATATGATGGGTTGATCCCGGGTGCTTACAAAGCAGATTTATGGAGATTATGTGTATTGTATATTCATGGTGGTATTTACATGGACATAAAGTTACAATGTATTGGTTCTTTTCGATTGTATGATATTGTAGATAAGGAACATTATGTATTAGATAGACCGAAAGATACACTACATATTTATAATGCATTCATGGTATCAAAAGCAAACAATCCATTTTTAAGAACAGCCATTTATCAAATTATACAAAATGTAAAAAAAAAATATTATGGAAAATGGATTTTATCACCAACTGGTCCAGAAATGTTGGGTAGTCTTGCACGTTTTTTTTCATTGAACATAGATATGATTTATCCAATTTTGTACAATGATCACATTATGTATGAAAATAACCTTATTTTAAGAAATTACAAAGGATATAGAGATGAACAACGTAAAGTACAAACACATTATAGTGAATTGTGGTTTAAAAAAAGTATTTATGTATAATATGAGTTGTATAAAATCTATTTATGTACCCGTGTATACATCGAATGGATTGAATAGTGGAACCACACCATTGAATGCCTCATTTAGTATTTGTTATGGATCAAATTATACTGCTTATAAAAAAAATCGTGTACTGTATCAACAATATTTGAATGCAAATCCTACCAAAAAAATATGTAATACATCTAAACCAAATGCCACATATCTAACTTATGAATTGAAACAAGGAATACAACAAGCATGTAAGAATCGTTATTGTTCAGGTGGATGTATAAACAACAAAGGAGAATCTACTGGACTAGCAAAGAATAGTAATGTATGGATATTACAATCTTAACTTTGATGCGTTTTTTTTGAAAAAAAAAATAAAGAATGAAACAATATGGATGATGCTACAATACGTTATTTGATTCCAAAAAGAATACAAGTAAGTGGTAAGAAAAATCAATTTGATCCGTCTTATAAAAAAAAAATTATGGATTTGACCGCACAAATGATGGAAGAACCATTTCAAGGATCGATACAAATAGCATTTGATAATTATATTTCAGAATGTATGTCTCATTTGAAACGAATAGAAGAACCAATTCGTGACGATCCACCAAAAAACATTCATGATCCTATTTTGTATCCTTCTAAAAAAGTAACTACAATGGTAAAGAAAAAAAATTTTTTTCAAAAAATATAGTTCCAACGGATTTAAAAAAAATTGAAATGGTTTTTATCTTTATACTTTTATAAACTATCCAATGTTTGAAGAACTCAACTACTCGAAGACTATCAACCGCTTCAAGGCCAACAAAGGCATTAAGTTTCGTCGCGAATCGAAACATGATGAAACCTGGAAACGCCTTAAAAACATTGCCCTACATCGGCAGTCGCAACGAGAGAACAAATTCGATGAAGATACATTAGAACCAGAACGTCATCTTTCGAGGTGGGAACAGCGGGAGGAACAACATCGTCTTCAAAATATGTATCCGCTTGGAGCGGGATGGTAAAGTATAAATATAAAAAAGGGGGCGGTGGAGCCCCATTTTTTTAGATAAAATTGAAATTACTTTTTTTTTAAACAATAAAAGATGCGTTGTTACAAAGTGAAAACATATGAAGAAATCGAACGGGACATTGATAGTTTATGTATATTATTGGGAATTATATTTTGGTTGATATATTTCACTTTATTAACGTGTAGTGTTTTATTTGGAATATAAAATTGAAACGCTGTTATAAAAAAAATAAAATGGCGAGAGAAAGAAGAATATCACGTTTATTTGATGAATTTCAACAAAATTTACGTGGACAAAAAATAGCAGATTATTTTCAAATAGATCATTCAGAATATATGTTATCACGCATTGATGAAAATACTTTTGAATTCAAAGTAATACATGAAGTGTTTCCGCGTTATTCATTAGATCTTCCAGTTGAATTATCTATGAAAATCATTGGATATTTGTATGAATATACGGAAATATATTATAATATAAAAATACCGGCAGATTATCCATTTAAACCACCTACATGGTTGATGCAAACTATAACACCTCCTAAACTATATCAAGATGCCGTATATATATTGAATTATCGTTATGACAATGATTGGTCACCAGCCATTACGATAGAAAAAGATATTTTGAATATGATTATATGTATTGAAAGTCTCAAGAATTAAAAAAATGTTTTCTTAAATTTTCCATACTTTTATCAGTAAATGTTTTTTTTTGTTTGAAATAACTAAAGTTATTTGTTTGAAGCATAATGATCAAAAAAAATAGCACATACATTCCGCATTCTGTATTTCCAAATTGATGTTCAACTGGTGAATTTTGTATTAATTTATAGTCAGGATCTTGTCCTTTTACTTTCTCATAAAATTTTGCAATGTTTTCATGTATTTCTACTCCGGTAGAATCAAAGTAGTACATTTTTTTGTTAGATACGTCTATGAATACGGCAACCCAATGTGTACCTGGTCCATTATGTTCATCTAAATTGAATACAATACCTACTTTGTTATGTTTCTTTAATTTTCTTACATCAAAACTACATAATTCTTGCCAAACACAAGTACCATTTTCAAGAAAATAAAAATCTGACGGTGATGGACCTAAATAAATAAAATGTGGATATGCTTTTTCGTATTGTATTAATACATTGGTAATATCATTACTAGATAACCATGAGGTGGGATTTTTTTTCCATTCATCAGGACTTTTTGGAGCAAAACGTTGTACCTTGTATTGTAAAGAACTTGCTAAACAAGATTCTTTTTTACATGGCATTTTATTCATCAATTCTTTCCAAATTTCTGTTGGAGAAGAAACGCGAATTTTTTCACGGTGTGTTTTATTGTAACGTTTTTTTAATTGGGTTAGATCAGATGATGTATAACAAGAATATTTTTTTTTGGTTTTGGATGGTGCACAATTTTCTGGTATAATTTTTTTCATACATTATAGAAACAAAATTTTTTGATTGGTGACTAATTCTTGAACTATGAAACCAAGTACACCAATCATTGCTAATCGACCATTGTTCAATTCTTTATCCATCAATGAAGTATTGGTTGGATCCCAAATACCGAATCCAAAATCACCTGGTTGATAATCTTCCTTGATTGTAAACGGTTTTTTTGTGGGGTCTTCCCATCCCAATTGCATGGATCGAAATTCGCTCATGAACATAAGAGTGAGAATAGATCCTTGAATATAAGGTGACCATGTTTCAAATTGATAAATGGCAAGGGTATCCGACCATTGTTCTGAAAGCGGTAACAAAAGAGATGCTACCATTGCTAATCGTCCATGCTTCAATTCTGCTTCTCTTACAAAAGAGGGTTGAACATCTTTAGCAAATACGAAAGGTGAAAAAATACTACTGGATGAAATTGGAGCGGTAGGTGGTCGAATGATTGGTTTAAAAAAACGCGTGTCTAGTGCTAAACATACGGGAAGAAAAAAGAAACGCATTATTCATTATGTTATGATAATCTTTAAATCGTAAAATTGAAATAACTTTAATAGAATGATAGATAAAATGAATCGTGTGTGTACAGATGTAAAAGCATTCGTTATGATGCATGGTGTTGAAGAATACAAGAATGAATTTTGTCAAAACGTTACTATTCACGAACTTTTGCAAGATGAACATATAGCAAGTGGAAATGAAGAGTACGAAAAAAATAATGGATCAGGAGTAACAGAACATCATCGTTGTGAATACATAAAAAAATGGGGTGTTTCACAATATCAAGAATGGTTTGAAAGAGACAATGATTGTTTGACGATTATGACGAATCCTAGATTTGCAGAAGCACAAGAAATATTTTTAAAGAAACATGTACACAAAGAAATTACTGTATCATTTGATCCATTTCATCGTAATTTGCGAGATAAAAAAGGAATTGCTATACCTGAACCATGTATGTTATTTAAAGATGAACAATTTTATGACGATCATTATGATTTGTATATTCAAACTCATGGTATTTTGAATTATATGTTAATTATGAATAGTGATGAAAGATTAGAAACATTGCTTTGCTATCCAGATGTTGCATCTTGGCAACAATGCTATATTCGAAAATTAGACTATGAAGACAAAATCGAATCTTATGTTTGAGTAAAAAAAAATATATGAATTAAAATTATTTTTTTATCAGAAATTAAGTATAGATGAGCAATTGATTAAAAAGATCGAGACATTATTGTAAGGAATGAGATTATTTTATGGAATGTGAAAGTGGGAATGAAATCATGATAATGATGTAATGGAATTT